GGATTCTTCTGGGATCACGCCCCCACGCTTCTGCCAGACGATCCTTTTAGCTATGGCAACCTGCTTTTTCTTGGTTTGGTAGGGGCGATGATCACTGGCAAGCAGCTGGTTCGATCCGGCAGACACCTACGCCAGCGCGTGGATCGCCAACTAGAACGCATCGAAGAACTGCAATGGCGGCAGAGCGCTAATTCCCAAACCGTTTTCCAGCAGGCGGGCCCTGTGAGCTACGACCAAGCGTCAATGCCGTCAAGTGGCGAACGGGATTGGTGGCAAGAGCCATTGGGGATTATTGGGCTTTCGATAATCAGTGGGTATGTGGTTGCGGTTCTGGCAAAATTTACAAATATGCTTTAGATGATATAAATATGGCGCCAAGTTCTTTCGCTTTTGTATGATCATGGTGCTCACTTGGTATTTATTATTTTTTATATAAATGGGGTTCTATTAAAATGAGAAGAAATAGGGGTGGTGATGGCTTTAGGGAGCAAGCAGGGAGAGTGTTAACGTGGCTTCCATTTGTTTCTGGTCTGCATGAGCTAGAGCCTTCTCACTTCAGGTCAGCCGGAAAAGAAGTATTAGTTACGGTCTTGCTTGCAACATTTCCGCTATGGGCTGGGGCATTTTATGGCGCACTTTCTGACATGAATAGCAGTGGCAGTGGTTGGTACGATAGTTTTCGTCTATATTTGTCGAAACTTGAAGTAAATATAGGTAATGGGACATTGATTCTTTACTCGGCATCATTGATTGCGCCTGTGCTTTATATAGCCCTTAAAGAAAAGAAAGAGGGGCGTAGGCCCGCATCGTTCCCTTCGCCGATGGCTCATATTTTGTCTGTATTCATGATTCAGACTGCGGCAACTATTTATTTTACCAAGCAGATGTCATCAGAATTAGTAAATCCGAATTTTGCTTACTACTCATCGATAGCCATGTTCTTGTTTACAGTTTTTGTGCTTTATGTAGTTCACTGTTATCGGCATTTTGATGATGATATTGATCCTGTGCAAGCGATGGATGATGGCGTTACTCGGTTCACAGCAAATTATCATCGTCATAGAAAGGGGCAGGAATAATGAAACAATCCAACCTTCTGGATGATATCTACTTCAATAGAAGTCTACCCGTTCGCTGCATTAAGGTTAATCAGCCGATTGGTGCGTTCTATGTCGGATGTATAAATAGTAAGGATTTGAAGGAGATTACTTTTTCCGATGTGCGGAGAATGGAGGGGGAACGTGGCTTCGAGACTTATCTAGGTATACAGAGGCCACTTTCCGCAGGTCGTGTTAAGGAGATTTCTGGTTATACTAAAACGGTAGACGCATGCTTCCCGACGGCAGTTCTTTTATCTGTTAAAGGTCGCTGTGCGGAATATGATGAAGAAAGTGGTTTTCTGACTCTAAAGCCTTATAAGGCAGGTGATGACGATAGCTTTGATAGCGTTCCTTTTACTCAGCTCGCTAACGTCATCGATGGTCAGCATCGTATTGCAGGGCTATATGACTATGAAAGAGATGATTTTGAGATTAATGTTTCTATATTTGTAGATATCGATGTTTCATCGGAAGCCTACCTTTTCTCAACTGTTAACCTAGCGCAAACCAAGGTAAATAAAAGCCTTGTATATGACTTGTATGATCTGGCAACTAAGAAAAGTCCTCAGAAGTTATGTCACGAAATTGCCGTGGCTCTAGATAAAGAAGTTGGAAGTCCATTCCAGAATCGCATTAAGCGTCTGGGTGCTGCGCAACCTCATAATTTGCCTGGCAGTATTACGCAGGCTGCATTTGTGCAGTCACTGATAAAGTATATATCTGCTAGCCCTATAAAGGATCGAGATCTTTACCTGCGTGGCAGCACTCCAGGTATTTCCGATGGTGATGTATACAGGCAAATTTTCCGAAAATTTATGATTGATGATCGTGATTTCGAGCTAACGGATATACTGTGGGATTATTTTGAAGCTGTTCAACAGCGGTGGCCGGCTGCTTGGAATAGTAAAGATATGGGCGTTATTTTAGGGAAAACTAACGGATTTGCGGCTTTAATGAGGTATCTAAAGGATGTGTATCTTTTCCTAAAAAAGGAAAAGCCTGGCCTTGAGGATTTCAAAATTATATTTGATCGAATGAGCTTCGAGGATAGCTACTTTAATACTGAAAATTTCAAGCCTGGCACTAGTGGTGAGTCGGCTCTATATAGAGCCTTCATTGATAGCGATGCATTAAGGCGCTAGTTACCAGCACTTAACAGCGAGTTCTTGATAGGAGCCCCTGAACTCGCTTTTCCCCGAAAGAACATTGCTTCTTGAAAGCACAATCTGCTCGTATTCACTGTAGAGGTCAGTGATGGAGGCGTGGTTAGCATTTAGAACAAGAACCTTTGCCCCACGCTGCGTAGCGCGGTCGACCGCAGCAGCAAGCCTGACTTGGTCATCCCATTTGAATAGTGTCTCGTTGTACTGGATGAAGCCGTTGTAGTTGTGCTTGACCGTGTAGGGTGGGTCTACGAAAACGAAGTCGCCTTCTTGTGCTGCATCGATGCTTTTCTGAAAGTCGCATGCTTCAAATTCAGCATGTGAAAAAAGCTTTGCAGTTGCCTCGAAGCTATCGATGTCGAAGAGAACATTTTCTTTGGTACCGATAGGAACATTGAATTCACCTTTAACGTTCACACGGTACAAGCCATTCCAACATGTACGATTTAGATAGAGCATTCGGGCGGCCTCTTTGAAAAGGCATTCTTCTTTGTTCTTTCGTACGTGGTAGTAATAGTCTTTTGAATGGCGCGACTGGTGGACTTTCAGCAGTTCGACGATCTGTTCCCAGTCTGATTTGATCGCCAGGTAGACGTTGATCAGGTTGTGGTTGATATCAGTCAGTAGAGACCGCTCGGGCTGCAGGTGAAAATAAACAGCTCCGCCTCCTAGAAATGGCTCAATATAGCGATTGAAATCAGTCGGCAGCAGTTCCGAGGCGTTACGCACTAGCCAGCGTTTGCCGCCAGCCCACTTAACGATTGGTTGGAGCTCCATGAATTATCATTCCTTGGTACGTGCTATTCGACGAGGGCGGGCAGCTTAAGCCCCGATTGAGGACACGTCCAGCGTGGTCGATCAGAACCGTTCTAACCTTATAGCGCAACCTAATGAGGCGTCTATACTACAAGTGGCCAAGACGGCCCGATCTCGAAAGCATTCGACAATGCGCTACCGCACTATCTGCTCGTCTCCCTCGCTTCCTCCATGGTTGCCGCCTATGCGGCCCTTTGGTTCGCCAACCCAGCCCCCCTCGAGCAATCGCATGCCGTGACCTTGCAGCCGCTTACGGTGCAGGAGCACCAGTGCGAC